CTTTCATCTGCTCTGCTTGTGGAAGTGGATATAAAGACCAGCCTACCCTTATGGGAAAGCCAATGTTTAAATGGTGTCCGCTTTGCGGAGCAAGAATGAAAGGAGCAGACGATGAGTAGGTGGATAGAATACGATGATGCCATTGAAAGGCTCGGAACATATTTAATGGCAGATGCTCAAATTGAGTGGGGCGGTACTGCAAGTGAGGATATTGAAGATTGGAAAGAACTTGCAACCGACATTCTCAAAGGCTCACCAAGCATCGACATAGTAAGGTGCAAGGAGTGCAAGTATTGTGTTGATGCAGGAGCGCAAAGGGCATTAGTCTGTGATAATTCATATATTGATATGGACATTCATCCCGATGACTTCTGCTCATACGGAAGCAGAGAGGAAAGGAGCGAGTGATGACATACGAAGAAGCAGTCATATTTTGCGAAGAAACGGAGTGCGAAGATTGTCCTGCATATCACAATGACAGAAGAACAGAAGCGGAAAGATTTGAAACTCCGTGTTGCGAAAACCTTGTGACGGAAAGGAGCGAGTAGATGCTTTACATATCTGTTAGCAAGATAAAATACGGCACAGTGGGTGCAACATTCAATGTGGCGTTCAGCGTGCCGATAGACGAACTGTCACTGTTAAGGGAACTACACGATAAGTATGCAGAAATGAATATGAAATCGTTTTCGCTGACAGCAACAAAAGCCGATACTCCGCAGACGGATTTGCTCGTGAAAACACCACGAAAATCACGAGAAAGTCACGAGAAAGATTGCGAGACTTGCCGTGATAAAGATGCTTATGACGAATGGGAAGGTAACTGTGATGAGTGCGAAAACGGCAGTATGTATACTCCGCAGACGGATTGCGGTTGGAAATAACTTAGGCACTACCAGAGGACGGACATAAACGCTGTATCACTAATTCTCTTTAATAGATAGACTGAGTTTCCTTTATAAGCAATTTTTGTAATTTCTTCCGTCCTCTGGTTTGCACCATATAGCGAGGCGAAAACTATGGAAGAACATGAGACTGTTGCAGAACACTGCAAGCATCCGGACTGCTCATACCGGAGACAGATCGAGGCCGGATATACACCATACTGCGACTACATAGGTGCGACAGGCCAAGCACGCAGATGCAAGATCTCTGAGTGCGATAAGTACACTACGGAGAAGGTAGTTTTTCCACAGGACATGTTCCGGTTCTAAGTTATGGGCGAAATGAGGAGTCTCTTTTCGGTATCGTATGGTATCGAAAGGAGACTTTTATTATGCCTAAAGATCCACACATCACTGGTGGGATTCGGCATGATTGGGCAACTATCGAGCATGAGTATCTGACAGATCCAGATGCTACGCTTCGTAAGTTAGCCGAAAAATATGGCGTTTCAAAGAATGCTATATATAAAAAATCAAAGGCTGAAGGCTGGTTCGCCACCAGGAAAAAGACACAAGCGAAGGCTGTAGCCAAGGCTGTAGCCAAAACAACTAACAGGATGGCCACAGAGCTATCACTTGAGGCAGACTTTCTTGCGCTTATGGAAGGGCATGTAGGAAGGATGCTGAAGGACGAGAAACAATACCAGAGGCAGCTCGTTACAAATCCGGTAACAGGAGAAACAGAAGAGAGACTGACCGAGAAGTTTGATTCTCGCTCCATGAAGGATTCGATGCAGATCCTTCAGATGATGGAAGCAATGACAAGGAGCATCTATAACTTGCAGAAAGCTGAAACTATACAGAAGCACCAGCTTGAAGCAGAGAGGCTGCAGCTTGAGCGAGAGAAGTTTGAATGGGAGAAACAGAAATCTGAATACGCAAAACCGGATAGCAGCAATAGCATCCGCATTGAAGGCTTTGAGGAAGGATGGGCAGAGTGATGTCCACACTGAGAATAGCTGAACCTAACGAGAAGCAGAAACTCTTCTTCAATGCCAGGAATAAGTACATCGCATATGGCGGCGCCAGAGGCGGTGGAAAGAGCTGGGCCGTAAGGACTAAGGCTGTCCTGCTTGCTGCAAGGTATCCAGGCATCAAGATCCTCATTGTGCGTAGGACCTATAAGGAGCTTGAAGGTAACCACATAAGAATCCTGAAGAGCATGTGCAAGGACATTGCAAGGTACAACAGCACCAGCAAGATCCTAACATTCCAGAATGGCAGCACGATTGAATTTATGTACTGCGCCAAAGACGGAGATCTTGACCGGCTGCAGGGATTGGAATTCGACACCATCTTTCTGGACGAGGCTGCCCAGCTCTCAGAATGGCAGATGAAAGCTATCACAGCCACATTGCGTGGTGTCAATGACTTTCCGAAGAGATGCTATCTGACATGCAATCCAGGCGGACAAGGACATGCGTACATCAAGCGGATATTTGTTGACCGGCAATTCCTACCGACAGAGAATCCGGATGACTACACTTTTATCCAGGCTCTTGTAGATGATAACAAAGCACTCATGGAATCTCAGCCTGAATATCTCGCTACGCTTGAGGCCCTTCCGAGACAGCTTCGTGAGGCGTGGCGTTTTGGCCGCTGGGATGTATTTCAGGGCCAAGTCTTCTCAGACTTCAGAGATGATCCAGAACATTATGATGACAGACGATGGACACATGTGTGCAATCCATTCCCTATACCAGCAGACTGGATAATTTATATGGGATACGATCACGGATATAACAAACCTTTTTCTTGTGGATGGTATGCCATATCTCCGGTAGGCAGGATGTATCGCATTAGGGAATTGTATGGATGTACAGGAGAAGCCGATACAGGTGTCGAGTGGGATGTTCCTCAGATAGCAGAGAAGATAAAAGAAATCGAATGCGATGATCCAAACCTGGCAGGGAAACACATCTACAGGGTAGCGGATACAGCCATCTTCAAGCATGAGAGTGGACCTTCCATAGCGGAGCAGTTTGAGGAGCAACAGATTTACTTCGACAAGTCAGATAAGCACAGGCTGCCTGGCAAGATGCAGTGCCACTACAGGCTTGCATTCGATGAGGATGGCCTGCCGATGTTCTATGTGTTCAACACATGCAGGAACTTCATAAGGACCATACCGGCACTTCTCTATTCAGAGACAGATCCGGAAGATGTGGACACACACATGGAAGACCATATCTATGACGAGTGGCGTTACATCTGCCAGGAGAGAAAGATCACTCCGAGAATCAAGGTAGACATAGACAGAGAATGGAATCCGCCTCCGGATGATCCGCTGAATCTGTTATCCGATGATACTGAATACGATACATTCACGATGATAATGAACGCATAACGAAAGGAGACAGAGAGTGAACAACGAAGACAAGAAGACTGTGGATCTCGTCTTTGATGGACACAAGAAGTTTGGCGAAGACCAGGTAGCCAAAGCTCTCTCTGACCTTGATGTCTACATCGACTCTAAGAAGATGGTGGATATGAAGGCTACAGAGAATCAGCAATGGTGGAGGCTTCGCCATTGGTCTGTCATTGGTGGAGAGACTAACGAGGCAGAGAAGGCTGGCATTGAAGTCGGTTCTGCGTGGGCGATCAACTCATTGGTCAATAAACACGCTGACATCATGGACAGCTTTCCGAAGCCTAATGTCCTGCCAAGAGAAGCGGACGATGAAGAAGAGGCCAAGCTGCTTACCGATATCGTGCCTGCGATCCTTGAACAGAATGACTATGAAGAGGTATACAGACGAGCCGGATGGGACTTCTGCATCGATGGTGCAGCCATCAAAGGTGTGTTCTGGGATAGCAGCAAGCACGATGGCCTTGGTGATATAGCCATCACTAATGTCGATGTGCATAACATCTTCTGGCAGCCAGGCGTATCCGACATTCAGGACTCCGACAAGGTCTATCACATGACTATCGAGGATATCGATTCTGTCAGGGCGAAGTGGCCTAAGATAGCAGACAAGATAGGTCCGCAGGATACAGGCCGTGTGACGAAGTACATCCATGATGACAACATCGACACATCTCATTGTGCCGAGGTAGTGGACATGTACTACAAGGTTCCTACTCTTCAGCCGGTATACATGGACGGAGTCGATGCAGAAGGTAAACCGACAAAGATCAAGGTGCATGAGATACCGAAGACTGTGATGCATCTCGCCATCTTTGTGAATGGAGAGCTGGCCTTCTGCTCAGAGAATGAGCCAGGCTATGAGAATGGATTCTATGAGCATGGAAAGTATCCGTTCATTATCTCAAGGCTGTTCCCTGTGAAGGATTCTCCGTGGGGATTCGGATATCTCGATATCATGAAGAACACTCAGAAGGATATCGACAAGCTCGATCAGGCGGTTATAAAGAATGCTCTGATGAGAGCAAAGCCGAGGTATTGGGCAAGGAAGAATGCGAATGTATCGATGTCGGCCTTTGCGGACTGGAATCAGGAGATAGTCGAAGTCGGTACCGGTGAGCTGGGAGAAGCTGTAAGAAAGATAGATGTCGATGATGTTCCGAGTGGTGCGATGAATCATCTCGCTAACAAGATCGATGAGCTGAAAGAGACATCGAATAACAGAGACTTTAACCAGGGCGGAATATCCGGCGGAGTCAACGCAGCGAGTGCGATTGCGGCCTTGCAAGAAGCAGGCTCCAAGACTTCCAGAGATGTCAACAAGGAGCTGTATCGAGCAGAGCGTGAGCTGTATCACATGGTCATCGAGCTGGTGAGACAGTTCTACTCAGAGCCGAGGTCCTTTAGGACTGTGGCTGACAATGGGGATCTCCGCTTCGTGCAGTACAGTAATGCCGGCATCGTTGAACACGATACGCCTCTTCCGAATGGTTCTGTCAGACATGTTCGTCCTATATTCGATATCTCAGTTACAGCTGAGAAGCAGTCTCCGTTCAGCAGAGCCGCACAAAATGAGACAGCAAAGGAATTATATGGCATGGGATTATTTGCGCCTGAGAACGCAATTCCTGCCCTTGTGTGCATCGACATGATGGACTTTGAAGGGAAGGACAAGATTAAGGATCAGATACAGCAGAACGCTACGATGATCCAGCAGTACCAGGCGGCCATGCAGCTTATCACCCAGCTCTCGATGGCTAATCCTCAGATAGCGGCAATGGCTATGCAGGCAGGACTGACATCTCCGGAAGAGATGGCGATGATGCAGACTGAAGCACAGGCTGCTCAGGCACAACAGATGCCGACACAGTCTGAAGGCTCCGCTGAAGACAGAGCGGCAAGAGGCATAAGCAAGACAGATAATTCCCAGGCTGCTAAGGCAAGACTGAGAGCAGCAAATCTGACAGCTCCGAGGTAGTGGTAATGACAAAGGTAATGATGAACGCAGATCCCATAAGTGGGATATTCTACGATTGTCTCAATCACGCAGATGATCATGATGCTTGCACTATCATCTCCACATTGAGCAATGTGCTGGTGCAGGCTTGCTTCGATGCAGACTGTGAGCCTACGGAATACAGCAAGGGCCATGTGCGGATAGACATGCCATCCGCTGATGAGAAGACGATATATTTATTCGATGAGGTTTACAAGGTCATCAAGAGTGCTGCCAGACAGCATCCGGACCACATAAAGCTGTATTGAATAATATGGCTGGTGGTTGGGGATAGATGGCGGTAGGAAAAGTTATGGGCGAAATAGATTCGCCCATTTCTTATTATCTGAACAGATAGTGACAAATACGGAATCGCCAACCGAAACAAGGCAGAAAGGAACACTATGACATACAAAGATTTACTGCTCGACTTCCATCTTTTTGACGGAGAAGGCGGAGAAGGAGCAGGAGCCAGCACAGCAGGATCGGATCAGACACAGCCGCAGAGAGTAGAGTACGGCAAGTCAAGAGGAGAAGGTGCTGCTAACAGTCAGGTCGGCTCTGACAATGGCAGCCAGGCACAGGACTTGGATGCAGAATGGAAAGCTCTTACAGGCAAGGGTGGTAAATTCCATGACCTGTTTGGGCAGTCAGTCTCAGGTGCTATTCAGGATAGATTCAAAAATCAGAGGGATCTACAGGGCCAAGTAGACCAGATCAGCAGTGATCTTTCGCCTCTGTTCATAAATTACGGACTGAAAGCCGGAGACTTTGAAGGACTGAAGAACGCTATAGCTAACGATGATGCATTCTTCCAGGCACAGGCTGAGAGAGCAGGACTCGATGTCGATCAGTACAAAGAGAACCTGAGACTCAAGGCAGATGCTGAAAGAGGCAGACAGATAACCGAAGCCTATGAAGAGCAGCAGAGGCAGAACGAGATGTTTGCTCAGTGGGAGAGCGAAGCGGCAGAGCTTCAGCAGGCATTTCCGGCATTTGACTTAGGCCTTGAGCTTGAGCATAACGAGGACTTCGCAAAGATGATATATTCCGGAGTTCCGGTAAGAAACGCATTCCTTGCAACTCATGCAGCGGAAATATTTGCCGGAGCAAATGCAAACGCATCGGCACAGGCTACGCAGAATGTGGTCAATGCGATACAGCAGAGGGCAGCAAGACCGGCAGAAGGTGCTATGCATCAGCAGGCGGCTATTCAGCGCAAGTCAGATCCTTCGTCATTAACTGAAGCAGACATAGACGAGATCAACAGAAGAGTAGAAATGGGAGAGTCGATCTCCTTCTAACTACAGCATCTCTCTCGTTTATGTCGAAGCATAGATGAAGGGAGAACAACTATGAATAAGTTCGAATTCGATTTCCATCTGTTCGATAACGCAGCGCAGTATGACTACACTCCGCTGAGACCTAACTGGACAGGACAGAACCAGAATGTAGATCCATACACAGCAGCACAGGACCTCTCGCCAGAGATGAAGACCTTCTATGACAAGAATCTCATCAGACTGGCAGAGCCTCAGCTCGTTCACGATCAGTTCGGTCAGAAGAGACCTATTCCTGGCGGCAATGGCAAGACCATTGAATTCAGAAAATTCAATGCGCTTCCTGCAGTACCGGCAAGCCTGGAGCTTCAGGAAGGTATCACTCCTAACGGCCAGGTATACGGAGTAACAGCCATCACTGCTGTTGTTAAGCAGTATGGCGGATACATTACAACCACAGACATGCTGAATCTCACTGCATATGACAACAACATGCAGGAGATCATGAAGCTGCTTGCTTCGCAGGCCGGCAGAGTTTCCGACACGATCACAAGAGACATCCTGCAGGCTGGTACAAATGTACAGTACGCAAACGGCAAGACAGCAAGAACCGGAACAGGCGGCCTCGCTGCTGGAGACGATCTGAAGATTGAGGACATCAAGAAGGCTGTCAGATGGCTCAGAAGAAACAATGCTGAGACTATCAATGGTGACTATGTTGCCATCGTTCATCCGGACGTTGTCTATGACCTGATGAATGACACAGAGTGGGTAGATGCTAACGAGTACGCTGGCAGCGCAAGAATCTTCAGCGGAGAAGTCGGCAAGATGTACGGAGTAAGATTCGTTCAGTCGACTCAGGCTAAGATCTACAAGCCAGCAAGCCTGCCTATCTACGGCACACTCGTTCTTGCACAGAATGCGTTCGGTGTTACATCGATCAACAATGGTGGAATCGAGACTATCGTTAAGCAGCTTGGATCAGGCGGAACAGCAGATCCTCTCAATCAGAGAGCAACAGCAGGCTGGAAGCTGAACAAGACAGCTACGATTCTGACTCAGGAATACATGGTAAGAATCGAGTCGACAGCTTCGTATGGCGCACTCGCTGAAGCCAACTAATCCAAGCTCCGGAAAGGAGTAACATATGGCAACGAAGAAACTTGATAAGCCTGAAGAGGAAGTAAAGGAAGTCAAGGCTAAGAAGGAAGACGATGATGAGGAAAGAGTGATGGTGATGGTTCCGTTTGTGGAAGGCCAAGATCCTGAAGTTACAGTCATCATCAACGGAGATGTGACAAAGTTCCGCAAAGGTGTGACTGTAAAGGTCAAGAAAAACGTAGCTGAGGTCCTCCAGAATTCCAATCAGCAGATGATGCTTGCACTCCAGAATCAGGAAAAGTTCAAGAATCAGAGCATGGACCTGTAGCCAGTGGTGAGGATCTAAAACAGGTCCTCACCAATTTTTTAAGGAGATACGTATGACAATAGCAGAATTACTCAGCAAGATAACGGACGAGAAGCCTAACAGCTTTGGAGAGGCGAGGCTTATCGCATTCCTTAACGAGATAGAAGCGGATGTGGCGGAGCAGCTCAAGACAGATCCTGCGCCGGTATACAGTGTTGATACGGACAGAAGCACTGTGCTCCTTGCACCGGCTCCTTATGACAGACTCTACGTGTCATATGTCAAGGCAATGGTGGACTATGCGAATGAGGAGTATGCGAGTTATCAGAATAACCAGGCACAGCATAATCAAGATTTTAGGGACTTCATCGATTACATTGTCAGGAACGATCTTGTAGCAGATGAAGATAACATGATGCCTAAACGCTTCTCTAATATTTTTTAGGATGGTGATGGGATGGCTAATCTTGTAGAACCGGTAAACATACTGGAACCAATTGAAGAAAGGATCATTGAATTCAAAGGCCTTGATCGCAAGACTGTTGTCGAAGATGGTGAGATGCAGATGATGCAGAACATGACATCTGACAACTATCCTGTGCTGTCTCCTCGGAAGCCAAGAGGCGGATATGACTTGCCACCTGGTGCTGTCAAGCCGCTGAAGATCATGGAGCGTTTTGAAAGAATCGCCATGATCGCAAAGAAGGCGAATGGGAGCATTGCTTTCTTTTACCATCTCACAGAAGTCACTAATGTGACCGGACTGACAGAAGATACCGAAATGGTAGCTATCAACAACAAGATCTGCTTCTTCCCACAGAAGACATATCTTGAGATAGTTCGGACAGGATCTGTGGTAGCTACAGGCAATTATGGAAACCTTGAAGCCAGCTCTACTCTGTCAAATGCTGAAGTGACGCTGTCAAATGAAGATGTAAGAATAAGAATGCATACTGAAACAATGGCTGCAGACTATGCGTATGACGATGCGGTCACCATAAATGGAACACTGTCCTTTACGGATGCGAGGGGAGATCATCACGATAATGTACCGGCCTTAGCATCGTGCATTATCGAAGAAGTGGACGGCAAGGTTCTGATCCTTCCGAGAGAGACATTCATCGAGCTGACTGGCGAAGGTGCTACGAACATCACGCTGACCGGAACCATAAGCAGGACAATGCCTGACCTCGACTATGTGATCGAGTGGAACAATAGGCTGTGGGGAGTAAGCAATGTTGCTAATACCATTTATGCCTGCAAACTGGGTGATCCAAAGAATTGGCAGTATTTCCAAGCTACCTCGCTCGACTCCTACTATGCAGAGCAAGGAACAGACGAGGACTGGACAGGCTGTGCAGCTTATTCAAACCATCTGATTTTCTTCAAGCAGAACAGCATGGCGAGGATATATGGCACCGCACCATCAAACTGGCAGCTTGCAAATGCTAAGTGTTACGGCGTAGAAGCAGGCTCCGGCAAGTCTATTGTAGTAATCAATGACAGAGTGTTTTACAAGTCTACGATAGGCATCATGGCCTACGATGGCGGCATTCCTTACTGCATCAGCGATAAATTCAATGACAAATTCAATAATGTGGTAGCCGGAACAGAAGGCCGCAAGTATTACGCATCCTGCCATTTCGATTGGGGGAATCCCCTGATGGTGCTGGATACGGAGAAGGCTATGTGGCATGTTGAAGATGAGCTGCCAGTAGAAGACTGCTGCACGATGGACGGAAGGCTCTATATCGTGACTTCTGGTGCGACAACGGACACCGGAAAGATAGTAGTGATCAATCCATCTACGCCTACAGAGACATATGCTGACTACGAATGGTCGGCTGTATTTGGACCATTCGATGAGTATATCGAGAACAGGAAGATATATAGCAAGGTCCTCATTCGGCTGTTAGCTCTTGAAAACAATACAAGAGTGAAAGTGCGGATAGCACTCGATGATGCGGCCATCAAGCCTACAGAAAGCAACAGCCTTCTCATAGCAGACTTTAATCCTGCAAGCAAGGAAGGAGAGTTTATTCCTGTTGTGCCGAGGCGATGCGATAAATACTCGATCATTGTTGAGGGCAAGGGCAATGTGCAGATCAAGTCATTGACACGAAGAATACGGAAAGGAACAGGTGGAAAGCTTTGATCATAGATTATGACAAGCGGCCTAACGCTTCGACAGATGAAAAAATACAGTCTCTGATCGAAAGCATTCAGATGGCTTTGGGCAACATAGATGCCAGGACACTGTCCGGTACAGTCAGCAATAATATAAAGATAAGCACCGGAACACTATATGGAGACATAGACGGAGACTATCTTTTCGTCAAAAACCTCGATGCGAACAGCATCAAGGCTGTTGAAGGCTGGATAGACAAGCTCCTTGTACAAACACATCTCCTTGCCAATGAGGGAGAAGTCTTTGAGCTTGATGCCATTCAGGTCAATGCATCCAAAATAAAGACCGGTACGCTTGATGTCGAGAGGCTGATATATACCAATCAGACTACAGGAGAAAAGTATCTTGTGCATTTTGATCCGGACGGCAGCACTACATATGAGAAGTTGGACGGCAATGTCATTGAGGATCTGACAATAACGGCAGACAAGATCGTGTCAGGATCTATCATGACAAGGCATATCACTACACAAAACATCGAAGGCACAAGCGGCTGGATAAACCTAAGGAACGGAACTTTCTTCTATGGTAATGGAACCAACTTTGCTACGGCTGATAACGCCATAGCTTGGGATGGCAGCAAGCTCCAGATCAAGGCAGACGAGTTTCTTCTGTCCAGCGGCAAGACCATCCAGGAAGCTATAGAGGCTGTTGAAAACTGGTTCTATTCTGTGCCGCCAACAACATCGAATGAGCCGGCAGTACACTGGACTACAACTAATCTAAAGGAGCAGCATCTTCGTGATATTTACTTTGATACTACTTCCGGCAAATCATACAGATGGGCCAAAGATGGCACTACGTACAAGTGGGTAGAGATAGATGACGTAGAGCTTGCGGCACTGCAGGGAAGAGTCGCTGCTGCAGAGACAAATATCTCATCTAACTCAGAGCAGATAGCTCTCAGGGCAACAAGGACCGAGCTTACGAATGCTGTCAGCAAAATAGAAGGTCTGACAGTTAGCATGGAGGTCAGCGGAGACAATCTTATATTTACCGCAACAGTGGTCCAGGGCGGCGAGGACATAACAGAGTCCATACCGAATAGCGACTTTGAATGGTATTACAGGACACCGGATGGTGATGTGTCAATGGATCTTGGCGGAAGGTCGATAATCATACCAAAGGATTCACAGGAGTACGGCCGCACTGTGGTATGTATCTGGACACGCCGACAGCAGATGAACCTGCTGACAAATACTGGTGATAAACTCCGCATAAGCACAGGAGCATATCTAATGGGAAGGAGCGAATACTAATGGCAGACGTATATGAAAAAGACTTGGCGCAGAAAAGCAGTCTTACTACAAGTGATTTTATCAGAGTGGTGGGTAGCGATAATGTGAGTTATAAACAGCTTGTGAGTGACGTTGCAAAGAAAATTATAGAGACCTATACAGGCAGCACACTCGCAGGTTCTGCAAGGAGTATACAAACGGCCTTCTCAGCAACAGTTGCAGGAAAAGGAACGCTGACTTCCATCGCATCTGATACAGTTATTATCAACAAGGAGCCTGGAATGTACCAGGTACAGCTTTCTGCTGATTCTTCGTACCTTCCATCACGCTATGGCTTGTTGACCATTGACTTTAACAGCAACTATGGTGTGGCAACCTTTTATCTAACGAATGGGGACACGTATCGGAGAGTATTCAGCAGAAACAATAATAGCTGGTATGGCGCTTGGACAAAGCTCCCAACAAGAGCAGAGATTGATGCATTAAATAGCAACTTAACTGTAAAAGACATCAAAAGCAAGCTTTCGTCATCGGTTGCCACAATCCAGGCCGCCTATTCACAGCGAATAGGAAACGTGGTTATCGTTCAACTACGGTTTACGCTCACATCTGCCGTCGCTCCGCACACGGACGTTATAAGCGGTTTTGACAGGTCAAACAGTAATTACAGCGGCATAAACAGCTTTAGCTTATACGACAACACTGCTGAAGAATTCTTTGGCGCACAGGTTACTCATCTAGACGGATCCACGACTGAGTCACTGAGAACTCTGAGTAGTTTGGCAAGCGGTCACAATATTCGTGGTACGTTTATGTACATAGCAGCATAAAAAAAGAGAAATTTAGTGAACCAAAAAGAAAGGACATAGTCCATGAAACTAACAGCAGAAAGCACAGTATTCAATGACCAAAAGGTGACTGATAAGTTTGCCGAACTTATTGTCGATGCAGACGGCATACGTACCGAAGTCGGCAAGAAAGTCGGAAACGATGAAGTCATATCGAGGATTAATCAGAGTGCTGAGTCAGTACAGATTGAAGCGGACAAGGTCGCTATCGAGGCGGATGATTATGTCACTCAATTCGGATCTGACGGAGTAAAGCTTCATCCGAAAAATGATGATTCAAACTACATCACCATCAGTCCGACCGATGGCATGGATATATACAAGGGCGGCGGGTCGGTAGCATCCTTCGGTTCTAATGTTAAGGTCGGAACTTCAAGCGGATACGTCTTAATTCAACCAAAGAAAATATCTGCATTAGGCACTGGACAGTATTATGCGGTAGGAGACTTGCAAGGAGCAACAGCGGTTCACAACTATGTGGGGGACGGCGAGACAAAAGAATTTCTTATCTTTAATCCGCAAAGCACACCTACAGTCACAATAGACGGAACGGCAACAACAGCCTTCACGAATACAAATGCCATTCTGACCTTCAACACTGCACCTGCTGACGGAGCAAAGATAGTTATAACTTATACGTATGGCTCGCTAACTCCTTATTTTACTTTTGGTAATAGGGCCACAGATTCAATTATAGGTGGCCGCTCATTTTGCTCAGGGAATAAAGCGATAGCTTCCGGCGCAAACTCTCACGCCGAAGGACAAAACACGGTAGCGAGTGGAAATATGTCACATGCTGAGGGAGCAAACACAACTGCATCATCATATGAAGCTCATTCGGAGGGATTTATAACAACTGCAAGCGGCGCATACTCTCATGCTGAAGGGCGAAATACTAAGGCTACAAAAGCATGCTCGCATGCTGAAGGGCGAAGCAGTGAAGCTACTGGCATGTGCTCGCATGCAGAAGGGCGAAATACTGATGCGACTGGCACTTACTCACACGCCGAGGGAGAGGATACTAAGGCAACTGGTTTTGGTGCTCACGCCGAGGGTTTTTTTACAACCGCCGGTGGCACATATTCTCACGCAGAAGGGTATAGCACTGATGCTACAAAAGACTATTCTCACTCAGAGGGGTATCAATCAACTGCAAGCGGTATGGCTTCTCACGCAGGCGGATGGGAAACAATAGCGCAGGGATTAGCGCAGGTTGCTATTGGCCAATATAATGTAGCATCTGGAAACCCAAATAATATGTATGGAGACCAGTATCTTTTTATTATCGGAAACGGATATTCAAAATCAGAGCGTTCAAACGCAATGGTAGTAGCCTTCAACGGCAACACAGCCATCGCCGGCACATATACGCAGTCATCAGACAGAAGGCTCAAAGAACATATATCCTACCTTGATGATGATGCCGTGGACTTCATAAGGAAATTGAAGCCTGCCTACTTCAAGAAGGACGATCAGAACCACGTAGGCTTCTATGCACAGGATGTAGAAGAAGCAGACAAATGGGATTGTATGGTAGGCGAAATGAACGGCTACAAGACACTTGGCTATACAGAGTTAATAGCACCACTCGTTGCATATTGTCAGCACTTAGAGAAACGCATTGAAGCGTTAGAAAGGGAACAATCAAATGAACATTGACTTTATTGACGGCATGATAATGCCAATCATTACAGCTGCTTGTCTCTGCATCGGATATGTCATGAAGAAGTGGCTGCCAACAGATGACAAATGGATACCAACAGTGCTTCTTATCATCGGTGCTGTAAGCGGCCTGATCCTGTTCGGTGTTGACTATGAAGGAATAGTCAAAGGAATGGTATCCGGCTTAGCAGCTGTTGGCCTGCACCAGGTATTCAAACAGCATATGAAGCTGGAAACAACACAGAATACTTTCAACGAGGAATCATTTGAGGAGATGGTGGATTATGAAGATAAGAACGGAATGTCCGAGAAATAATAAATACTATATCCGCCAGGTAACAGGCGGCCTTAATGGTGCTGTAGCCGGCAATCCGACACAGAGGTATGCAAATGTACTTGACAACTGCGTTGGGTACGCAAACGGCAGATTTAATGAATGCTGGAATGACCCTGAGCTTGAAGGCATCGTGAAACCATTCCATGCACAGCTTGTATGTAATGCTGAGAACTTCATCGAGTCAGCTAAAAGACAGGGCCTGAAGATATCATCTTCTCCGGCAATCGGTGGCATCATGGTATGGCAGAAGGGAAGGTCACTTAGCGGTGGTGATGGAGCAGGGCATGTCGCTGTAGTCGAAAGAGTCTACGATGATGGAACCATCCTCACTTCTGAAAGTGGCTGGGCATCCTGGGCATTCAAGACTGTCAGAAGAGATAATGGAAATGGAAGATGGGGCCAGAATTCCAACTACAAATTCAGAGGATGCATCATCAATCCGGCTGTTAAGAATGTCATCACTCCTGCACCTAAACTTACTGTAGACGGAATAGGCGGAGCCTGCACTGCAAGAGCTATGCAGAGGTTCTTCGGCACTCCTATGGATGGAGTGCTGAGCGGACAGAATAGAAGCTGTGCTAAATACTATCCTGCCATGAAGGCTGTCGAGTTTGGTAAGGGCGGCAGCGTATGCGTTAAGAAAATGCAGAAGTGGATCGGTGTCGAAGAGGACGGAGTATGGGGCAAAGATACATCGAAAGCTTTACAGAAGAAGCTCGGTGTTGAAGCAGATGGAATCTTTGGCCCTAACAGCATGAAGGCATGGCAGAAGTATCTGAACGAGCATGATAAGGCGGTGTATCCCAGGCCAAGCGTAGACTATTACAATGTGATAGATGTCTCCGATTGGCAGAGCAAGATCGACTGGAATAAGGTCAAGGCTGATGGAGTAGTCGGTGCGATCATCAGATATGCTGACGGCACAACACTCGACAAACGCTTTGCAGAGAATATGGTAAATGCCAAAGCAGCCGGACTTCATATAGGCTCATACATCTTCTCAAGAGCTAAGACAAAGGCTGAGGCTGAGGCTGAGGCTGAGAGGCTGTTCAATGCTTGCAAGCCATATGACCTTGATATGCCTTTGTACATAGACCTTGAGGTTGCTTCTCTATCAAAATATGCAGACACTGTTGCTGCAGCATTCCTGAATAAGATGGCAGCTCTTGGTGCAAGAGGCGGCGTATATGCGAATCTCAACTGGTGGGATCGCTACCTGACTAAGACTGCCAGGGACTATTCAAGCAATGCATTCTGGATCGCACAGTATAATGACACAATGGACTATAAGCCAGCAAGCAGAATGGGCATGTGGCAGTACACTTCTTCCGGCAAGGTAGACGGCATCAACGGAAAAGTTGATATGGATAAATGCTATGTAGCTTACTGGAATACACACCAGAAGAATTCAAAGGCTGAAGAGATAGTCGCTCATGCAAAGGAATATGCATATCCGGAAGGCACTAAGGCCTCTGAGTATGACTACCCCAAAGGTAGTGCAAAACCTGCTTATGTATCGGCCTTGAAGGAGTATATGGGCAAGACTGCAAAGATCTCACAGACGGACTGCGGCTATTTTGTCAGCACTTGCGTTAGGGCAAGCGGATTATCATCGACATTCCTTGCGCTGCCGGCCAAAGCGTCAAATCCTTACCCTTCTGTACCAAGTACCATGAGCATAGTACATAAGGGTCCTCTTGATGGATTCGCATTAAAGGCCGGAGATATAATAAGATATAGGAAAGGAAAGAGTGGTCAGCACACAGTGATCAACATCGGTGGCGGCCGCATCGCACACGCTTCACGCAAACACGCTTTTCCGAGGATAAGCACTGCGAGGCCGTGGACAAATTCAAATGTAAAGCAGAGCACCATACAGGTGCTGAGGGCAAAGTGAGGTGATCATTATGACTGAAGCGATACAGGTAGCATTGATAACCGGTGGCCTTGCTACGATCAGCACATGGATGACTGTTCGTGCTGGGAATCAAAAGATAATGGCTGAAATGAAGACACAACAGGCCGTACAGGACACCAAGATCGAAGAGCTGACAAGAGAGGTCAGGAAGCATAACGAGTTTGCGGTCAGGGTTCCGGTGCTTGAGGAGAAAGTCAGACAGATGGAGCACATCAAACAGTAAGGAGTAAACATGGATAACAACAAGGATGTACCATACATAGTCTATGAGTCTGAAGCTGCAAGGCATGAGAGAACAGTTAAGAGATTGATCCATGTAATAATCATCTTGATTGTTATGGTAGTAGTGAGCAATCTTGCATGGCTGTGGGTATTCAACCAGTATGACTTCTCATCGGAGACTTACACTATTGAAGGCCAGGATAGTGCTAATGCAAACTATCTTGAATCTGGAACAGATGGGGTGATCAACAATGGCGAGTAAAATAGAGATAAAGCGCAAGACAGCAACTAAGCGTGACAGATCCAAGAGTAAGGGAACAGCACGTAGAAAGCATGTGACTGTTCGTGCAAAAGGTAGAGGTAACGCTAATTACATGGCTGCAGCAAGAAAAAGACCATGAGAGATTATTCAAGAACAGAGATTACTGAAACTATTGATGAATGGATTCTGAACGAGAAGCATAGAGCTATTCTAAAGCGCAGGCTTATAGACGGCATCTGCTTTGAGCCACTCGCAGAGGAATTCGATATGTCGGTAACTCAGATAAAGCGAATAGTCTACAAGGACCAAGAGAAGGTGTTCAAGCACCTAAAGTGATATGAAAATGGCATCCTGGCGTACTCGTCGGGGTGCTTTTTTATTGCGACAATTTACCTGAAAGGATGGTGACTGACATGGCTTACATTGAATATAATCCGAATCCTGTTGGCAGGAAGGTAGGAGACTGCGCTGTTCGAGCAATCTCAAAAGCACTCAACATGGGATGGGAAGCTGCGTTTATTGCGCTGACCATTAACTCTTTACAAATGGGGGATATGCCATCGAGCAATAGCGTGTGGGGTTCCTTACTTCGTCAGCATGGATTCCAAAGAAAGAATATCCCTGATGAATGTCCTGCCTGCTACACAGTCGAAGAATTCTGTGAAGACAATCCACGTGGGATTTTTGTGATCGGCACTGGAAACCACGTGGTCACGTGCATCGATGGGAATTGGTTCGACAGTTGGGACAGCGGTTCCGAAGTTGTCCAGTATGTCTGGTACAGAGAGGAGAGTGAAGAGTAATGGCCTACAACAATTATTTTCCGGCTGGTTATCAGCCTTATCCAATGCAGCCTAACGCATATCCAACACAGATGAACGTTGGACAGAATCAGTCCAACACGCAAAGCGCATTGACCTGGGTTCAGGGAGAAGGAGCAGCGAAGAGTTACCTTGTAGCTCCTGGCTGCACAGTCGCTCTGTTCGACAATGAGTCTCAGACGATCTATATCAAGAGCGCAGATGCATCCGGAATGCCGAGCATGAGAATACTTGATTACACATTCCGAGATAATGCCTCGCAGAGCAAGCGAGGTCTGTCTGAGAGCGACTTTGCGACTAAAGAGGATGTGTCACTTATCCGAGAGGAAATAGACTCTCTGAGGGCAAAATTTGAGGACATGAAGGGAGCGAAGAAATGAATATCAATCCGATGCAATTCATGCAGCAGCTCAATGAATTAAAGAGCAAGGGCGGAGATCCTAACCAGATGATACAGCAGATGCTGAACTCCGGAAGGGTAACTCAGGCTCAATACGATAATGCTGTGAAAAGGGCACAGCAGATACAGCAGATGTTAACAAATAAATAGGGAGCATTATTCATACTCCCATTTAAAGCCATAGGCGGTCCGCTTTCGGCCTGTTAGGCAAAGCGATATGGCGGAATGGCCTCCCCCAAAATAACGATTTGCATCAGCGATTGAATCCCATCGCTTAATGAGATTCCCATCAAGATCATATTGCAGAATCGTCTTGCTATTAGGATTCAGTTTGCCTTTTCTGCCGATCATTGGTGATGGCTCTCTTAAGCCATGCTCAATAGCATGAATTTGATTTTCTCCAGGGGAACACCATTCAAGGTTATTCACATCATTATTGGTTTTGTCTCCATCGATGCGGTTTACTTGTGGCTTGTTCTCCGGATTAAGGACGAAGGCCTCTGCTACAAGCCGATGGACATAACATACTTTTCCCTTGCCGCTTTTGTATAATTCGACTTTCAAATAGCCACAGTTAGAAGGGGTAGACTTAAGGACTTTTTCCTGACGAGTGTGTGCAAAGGACAACGATTTAACTCTGCCAATATTACTTACTTGGTATCTGCCTTCAAAGCCACTTATATCTTTCCAAACTTCTGACATAAAAATAACACCTGCCTTTCGTGCTTGCCTTAAATGCTATGCGATGGAAACCATTAAGGCATTATGGTGTTCGGGAGCTACCCTATCCATCGCTCATTAATTATAACACAGATACATCTTGCGCAAGTGTATATATATTATTTCTTTTTTAATGAAAGGAGAAAACATATGGCTTTTACAGAAGATAATAACGGAAGCCCTTTCACAATGCCTGTTACGCCTATGTATGGAAATGGTGGTGGAAATGGGTTCTTCGGTAATGATGGCGCATGGATCATCCTGCTGCTCCTTCTCTGCGGCTGGGGCAACAACGGCTGGGGCAACGGCAGCGGAAATGGTGTAGGAAGCCTCTATCCGTGGATGAATCAGACTGAGACTATCAATGATGGATTCCGTGACCAGATGATCAATGGAAACATCACAAGCATCAGGGATGGACTCTCTGACATCAGCACACAGCTCTGCGGTGGCTTTGCAGGAGTAAATTCAAGCATCGCTAACGGCTTCGCACAGTCGGAGATTTCGGCTAATGCAAGGCAGATGGCTGACATGAATCAGAGATTCGCTCTGCAGTCACAGCTTGCTGACTGTTGCTGCGAGAACAGACTTGCAACATGCCAGACTCAGAACATCGTTCAGAACGAAGGCAATATGACAAGATTTGCTGATGCAAACAACACCAGAGACATCATCGACTCACAGACCAGAGGAACTCAGGCTATCCTTGATAAGCTTTGTGCTCTTGAGCTGGATGGCGTTAAGGCTCAGCTTGCACAGGCTGAAAGAGAGAACATCGGACTCCAGAATCAGCTCAACATGGCTACAGTACAGAATGGCATGAACGCTGAGGTAGACGCACTCTACAACAGACTGAAGAATTGCCCTGTACCATCGATGCCGGTTTACGGATCTACTCCGATCTTCACATGCGGAAGCAACAACGGAGTAGGCTGCGGATGCGGTGGCAGCTTCTAAGTGAGGTGATGAGATATGGCAGAATATTTAACAAGGGATGCGGTAGAAACTGTAGCTCTCAATCAGGCTATCCCATTCATTGATTCTATCCGATGCAACAAGGGGAATGTATTCCATCAGAATGGCACAGGGATTTTTGTTCTGCGTGGTATCGTCAATAATCCGACATCATGCTTTGCGAGATACAATGTCGAGTTTACAGGCAATATAGCCATACCAACAGGCGGTGCTGTGACTCCGATTGCTACAGCAATTGTGGTTTCCGGAGAAGAGAGAACCGGCAGCAGAAGCATCTTTACTCCTGCAGCGGTAGATGAGTACGGCAATGTAACGAGCAGGGCGGTGGTCGATGTGCCTAAAGGATGTTGCTTCACAGTAGCTGTGGAGTATGTCAACGGCACAGTAGACGATCCAGCGACAACTCCGACACCATTGATAAATGTTATCGATGGCAGTCTGAGCATCACACGCATAGCGTAGAAAGGAGAGACAGACATGCATAAACTTATCGAGTACACATGCGATGAGCTTGCCGAGATGGAGCGCAAGGTGTCCAAAGGTGGAAAGCTGTCGATGCAGGATCTCCAGGTAGCCGACACACTGGCCCATCTCAAAAAGAATCTTCTCAAGAGTGAGGAGATGTCCGGAGAGAGCGAGTACAGTGGCAGAGGATATTCCAGGAGAATGTCTTACGATGATGGCGGTTCCTACAGAGGATCATACGATAACGGCGGATCATATGCTCCGGAAGAAAGCTATGTGAGACCGGATGGCTCTTACTCTCGCAGAAGAAGCAGAGATTCTATGGGCAGATATTCCAGTGAAGGCAGCGTAGATGAACATACGAAGGAAGAACTCCGCAAGCTGATCGAGAAGATGTAGGCATCTTCATTCAAATCTGGGCAGACACTGTGATGTGCCTGCCCTTTTTTATTGCAATTAGTTATGGGCGAAATCCTTGAAAGAATCAGATATCGTGTCTGTGTAGAAGGCAAATCTGTAGAAAGGAGAATGTCAGGCATGGCCAAGAAAAAGAAAAAGAAAAAAGCTAAGGCGAGTGCTCCAGCTTATGCGCCGAGCTATGTGGCTGCTGTGGCACCAGCTGCTCCTGCAGCGTATTCGTCAACAGCGGTAGCTCCTGCACCATATGTACCAACGGCAGAGGCTCCTGCTCCATATGAATCGACAGCAGTAGCACCAGAAGCTTTTACGCCAGGAGAATACAACTCACAATATGCTGATCAACTGTCCGGCGCACTGAACACAGTGACAAACTGGAAATACAATCCGCTGGAAGATGCATCGTATCAGGCATTGGCGAAGATATACGGAGCGAGAGGTAACCAGGCGGCAAAGAATACGCTTGCTGATGCTGCAGCTCTCAATGGCGGATACGGCACATCGTACTCTGTGTCAGCGGCACAGCAGGCAAGGAATCAGTATAACCAGGAACTCGCCGCATTGATCCCAGACCTTGAGGCGAATGCATTCAACCGAGCACAGACCACATATGCGGCTCTGAAGGAAGCAGACGATACTGCCTATGGCAGATTCCGTGATAACGAAGGTGATCGTCAGTGGCAATACACACAGAACTATAACGCATACAGAGATAAAGAGTCAGATAACCAGTGGAAGTGGACTCAGAATTATAACGCCTACAGAGACAGAGAAGCAGACAATCAGTGGCAATACACACAGAACTACAATGCTTACAGGGATAAAGAAGCGGATAATCAGTGGCTTTATTCGCAGAACTATCAGAGGTATCAGGACGCTCTTGATCAGTACAGGTGGGGTCTTGATTACAACACCAGTCTTTATCAGTGGAATAAGGCGCAAAAAAAAAGTAGTGGGGGCGGTGGTGGCCGCCGATCCGGAGGCGGTGGCGGAGGCTATTCCGGTGGCAGCGTAGGTGGCGGCAATGGAATGCCGATAAGCGAATCCGATTTCAATAAATTGAAAAATAAAAACAAGACAACATATGGTCCGGAACAGAGTACAGCTCAGTTAGTCAAGTCGATAGCGAAGAGCGCAGCCAATAAAGCGAAAAAGAGAAAATAACAATGCGTAGGAGAGGGCAGCAATTGTCTATCAGCAGAAAGGAAAGATGACTATGGCGAAAAAGAATACATCTCCTCTTGCTATGGGAAGAATGCAGAAGGGGAGCATTGCGAACAAGAAGAAGAAAAAGGACGAAGAAAAAAAGAAGGCTGTGGCACAGAGGAAGCCACAGTCTTCTTCTGTCTCTAAAATGACACGGCAGCAGAGACAGAACCAGAAGACATACGGACAGCCAACTAAGCCTGTATATAAGAATAACAAGGCTAAGACTGCACAGAAGCAGCAGACTGTTGGGAACAGCAGCAGGACTACACAGACTACACAGAGACAGAGCAGGCCGGCTGTAGCCAATACTTCCAGTGAGATGATGGTTCAGAGACAGAAGCCAAGGACCGGTGTCGAGACTGCACAGCAGAGAAGTGTAGATCCAAAGGAAGCGAGAAGACAGGAATCCGCAAGGGCCATGAGGTCAGCGGCAAGAAGGTTTGCCAGTGAGGACAGAAGGACTGCTGCTCAGGCACAGAAGATGAACATGCCTACAGCAGAGGAACAGCGCAGATCAAGAGAGAACATAAGAGCTGCTGGCAAGGCTATAAGCAATTCCGTCAAGGAGTCTATGACTGATGAGAGCAGGGCAAGGATGCAGAGACAGAAGTCAGGCATCCAGACGGAAGAGGATAAGCGTTATAACGAGCAGAGAAATCAGAGGCGCATCGAGGTAGCAAAGAATACCGGCAGAGCCGCTAAGAAGGGCGTAGAAGATACGCTGACCGGATATGGCAAGACTCTTGCTGATATAGATGAGATGGCGAAATCCAGCGATAAGTGGACAGAAGCCAAATCCATGAAGCTGGGCATTGACAAAAATGATACAGCCGGTAGAGCGAAAGTAGAAGAGGAAAGACAGAAGTCTATCAAGGAAGCAAGAAGGCTCAGACTTGATCTTGGCGAGAAGCAGGAGAAGCGGCAGAAGGAATTTGACGAGGCAACAAAGAATGCCAAAGGACTTGAAAAGGCCTGGTATGGTGCTGTCGAATCTGGAACCGGAATGGCAACAGATATGGCTGTTGGTGCGCTTACCGGCACAGGCCAGGTGGGTGCGCTTGCTTCGATGGGCATTAGATCCTACGGAACAACAAGAGGTCAGGCAGAAAAAGAAGGCGCAACAGAGAACGAGGACAGACTGTACTCACTCCTGCAGGCTGGCAAGGAAGTCGGAACGGAGATGATGTTCCAGGGTGCTGGTCTTGCGAAGAGCGCATTCAGTGGTGGAAAGGTCGGTCTTTCGCTCGCTGACAGAGCCGCCAATAGACTGACAAGAAATATGACTGGCAGAGCTGCCGATGCGACAGCGGCAGGCATAAGACTGCTTGGTGGTACAGCAGAAGAAAATGCTGAGGAAGCTGCAGGCTGGCTCGCAGATCCTGTCATCAAAGAACTTACATACGGAAGGAATGTAAGGCAGAGAGCGGCAAAGGCTGCACTCAAGCAGGAGAGTGATGCTATCAGATCCGGCCTTACAAGCGAAGAGGATGCAAGATCCGCTGCTGCTTATCTCAATTCCGACAGATTCATCGAAGAGAACATCAAGCAGTATATGGATGCCGGCCTTAGTGAGAAGCGAGCAAGGGAAGTGTCTGAGCAGATGCGTGACTATCTTGCTGCCAGCCTCTCCGGTGACACTGACAGAATGGCAGAACTTGAGGACAGCATAGCCGCTACGATGTCCGGAAGAAGCCTCAAAGATTGGCTGGGCGAATTCGATAAGGGCGAGCTGGCGGATACATTTGCATCGACATCGCTCCTGACTCTTACTACAGGACTTCCTGCAGGGATATCGACAGCGGCAAGGGGTTCGGCAATAAGAGACAGCTTAGGCACAGAAGGCCTTCGTGCGCTTTCTGAAACAGCTATCAATTTTGAGGATGGTGTCGCATCGCTCAAGGCTCAGGCAGCCAGAGACAGAATCGATGAAGGCAAAGAACTTACCAGCACTCAGGTGTATGATCTTGCCCAGGCACAGGCGCAGCAAGTAGAAAAGGACTTCAAGAGAAGTGAGGCTGCAAGCGGAGTGGCGGAGACAAGGATCAAGAATGAAAACTATGTAATGCCTGAGCTTTCATTCGGAAGAGATGGTTCCGTAGCCGGTGATGAGGTTATCGCAGCGAACTATGTCAAGGAATCGAATGCGGCAACAGACATCATTGAGGATCTGATGGAGCAGGAAGGCGCAGAGTCACTGACTGATACAGAAGTGCAGAATGGCAGCAGAGCCATTGCAGGATTCAAGACCGGTGCCTTCACTGTGGCAGATGCCAATGCTCTGAACTATACAAACACAACAGTCAGAACAGCATTCTCAGAGGCCACAGGAGTGGACCTTAATCAGTATGTAGTAGAGGATAAGCAGGGCAACATAGATATCCCTAAGACCAATGCAGCCACAAAGGACGCTCTCTTTGCTATGGCGGCAGACAACTATGTCAAGACTGCGGAAGCTGAGACTGCTAACTGGATGGACAATGCTAAGGGCGAGGTAGTCACTGAAGTCACATCAAGAATGGGCGCACAGGGCAGTGTTGCTCTCCAGGCGGCTCTTGATGATGTGGACGAGCGTGACAGATCCACTTACATGATGAATGCTAATGCGGCAGACATGATGTACCAGACAGCAAGAAATATGGGTACGGAATGGAATACAGTCAAGGCTGAAGCTGCCAGAATGTTCCCTAAGATCTCCGAGCAGAAACTTGAGGATATGTATAATGCTGGTCTGAAAGACAGGGCAGATGCATCCACAGCGGCATTAGGCAAACAGGTAAAGATTGGCGATGCTATGGATCTCAGCGGAGAGGCTGAAACTCCTAAAGGCAATGTATTCATTGATACGGAGTATTCGCCTAAAGGTTCTGTGGTCAGAGTGTTCTCTGAGATAGCGACTAACTTGGGTGTGGACATTCATCTCGTTGACGATCTCAGGACCGGCACAGGCACACAGGCTAACGGCCAGTACATCAATGGTGCTATTTATATCAACATCAATTCTGATTTTGAGAAGAATGTCGGCTACATCTTCATGCACGAAGTCACTCACCATCTGAAGCTCTATGCTCCGGAACAGTTTAATGCGCTTGAGAATCTTGTGCGTGAGAGATGGTTCTCTGCTAATCCTGAAGAGATGCAGAACGAGATCTCCAAGAGAATAGACCTTTACAGACGGAATGGACAGAACCTTTCCGAAGAGGAAGCTCTTGAAGAGATAATCGCAGATGCTGCTCACGAATTTATCAACGATTCAAACTTTGCAAGGCAGGCAGCAGAGACCGATCCGTCACTCGCTAAGGCTATCCTCAACGGCATAAAGGATGCGCTGAGAGCCATCAGAAGGATCCTCGCACTCAGCAATCTGGATGACGAGACACACATGAACACTCTTTTCTCTCAGCTTGGAATTCTTGACGAAGCTGAGAAGCTGTGGCTCGATGCATACACTCAGGCCGTAAAGAACAGAGCTGCCGTAGGCATAGACGAGTGGCAGAACAGGGCGAATGGCGAGACAAGACACTCCGCCACTCCAGAGCAGGATGCTGACTACATGGCTGCAGTAGAAGCTAATGACATGAAGACTGCACAGCGCATGGTGGATGAAGCTGCACAGAAAGCTGGGTATACTTTCGGCAAGGTTTATCATGGTACGCCTGACAATGATTTTACTGCCTTTAATGATGGAATTATTTTCTTTACATCTAACAGAGACACAGCAGACGAATACAGAGATCCTGGAACAATGTGGGCAACACGCTATGACAAAGGCAGAACGCTTGGTGCTTACATCAAAATTGATAATCCTCTGATGTTAGATAATAGCTATTCTGACTACAGAAATGAGCATACGCCTTGGCAAGAGTGGAAGCCTACAGTTTACGGAAGGCTTCCTGACAATGCTATGAGTGCAACAGATGTGGCTAAGAGAGCGCAGGAAGAAGGCTATGACGGAGTATTTATAGCAAATGACAAGGATACAAAGTGGTCAGATAGTGCTAAATATTTAAGGAATCGTGGAAGAGGAGATACAGTAATTGCCTTTAAGTCAAACCAGGTCAAGTCAGCAGATCCTGTCACATACGATGACAACGGCAATGTGATTCCGCTGAGTGAGAGATTCAACCTTAACAATCCAGATATCAGATATTCATTTACTACAGACAAAGATGACTACATCAAGGGCGGACAAATACCAAAGGAACTTAAGCAGTGGGCAAAGGATATAGGACTGGACTCTATAAGCAAACAGCCGACAAGAGGGCCGGTGATCGTATCTGTTAAGGACCTTCGTTCCGCATGGATGCAGAAGAATGGTAGAAATGACGAGGCTGAGGTTATCAATGAAGTGCTGGACACTATTGGCAGAAGCCTTACCAATACGATAGGAAAGTACAACTACATTGATCTCAGCAATTCTGTCAATGCAACAGTACACTACAGAACGAACAAAGACGGAAAGCCGACATCTGTAATCCTGTCTTGCCAGGTACAGAATGCAGAGTATGAGGTTAACTTCGACTTCACTACGATATGCTCAAAGCGTAAGGCAATGCAGAAGGTGCTTGAGCGTTTCATAAAGACAGAAGGCGAACACAAGTCAACTCTTTACGATGAGCTGAAACTTGATGAGGAAGGCATGTATAAGCTCCGCCTCATTTTAGAGAAAGCCGGATTTGAAGTTTCGTGCAAAGGGTGCTTTGTAGAACAGAACCGCTATTCACAGCAGAAGCAGGCTAAGACCATCGCTGATGACTGGAATAAGGCTCTTGATGAGTGGGCAAAAGAGAATGGCACAGAGATTACCGATAACTTTGACTTGGTCAACCTTGATATTAATAGTCTTGACTATGATGAGATCAACGAGGCATTTGCCAGATACAGCGAACTCATTAAGACAAAGCCAAAGAAGGATGTAGCAACGAAGAACAGGACTCTAATTGAGGCACATCCTTTCTTCCGGAAGAGAATGAATCCATCCGATTATGCATCGGTAGATGGACAGCGAGCATTGATGGCTATTGGTTCTACAGGTGGTACGAATCTGTATGGACTCCTTAAAAGAGGACAGAGTGACTCAAAACAGAGTGTTCCGTTCACGGCATACAACGGAGAGGTTTCACTTCTGCCGGATAACATGAAGGGCAAGACTCTTTATGATTATCTGATGAGCATTGGCGGAGCGAGGGCGCAGTCGGCATCTGACTTCCAGATTGAGAACTTCTATGACTATATGCAGCTTGTTGCGGATCTTGCCGCAAGGGGCCTGCCTATGCATATGTACACCAAAGTTATAGAGTGCGCTGAATTATTCGGAATGACAGGCATTAAGATCAATCTGTCAGCTATGTGTGATGTGGACGAATCTCTTGATGGTGAGTATGCCGGCCTTAAACTTGTCGATGGTAAATATGAATACAACATCAGTGATCAGAGCATCGACTATCCAAAGGCTGTTGAACTTCAAAAGAAGCCTGGGTACAGCAAGAACATCGGCATCATCATGGTGACTCTCTCTAAGCAGCACATGTTGAAATCCCTTGATGATAATGATGTCAGGTATATCATCGGATACCACAGCTCGGCAATGCCTGGTGTAGTGGCGCAGATGACAAACATGGGCAATGCGACAGACTACACTAAGATCAACAAGACGAATAAGCTGAACGAAAAAGGCAGGGCGTTATTTGCTAAAGCAATGGAGCAGGCAAAAGGCGAGACTGACCTTGCAAAGTATAAGGATGCGCTTCGCATATTCGATGACATGATCCAGGAAGAGGTAGCGGCAGATAAGCGCAAGGCTCCAAGACGAGGCAATGAGTATGCAAGGTATATGTCCGCCTATGGTAGCAACACTGCCGACTTCAATACATATGAAGACCTGAGCAAATCAGGAGATGCGAGGAAGACCGCAGACAATTACATCGAGTGGTGTATGAACAATGATCTCATTCCGATTTACTTCCCATTCGCATTCCATGACAACTATTACAAGTGCGAGATATATGACTTCAACATGTATGACAATGTTGATGGGAACTATGCTCCGATGGAACCGGTTCAGAACATCTATCCTGGCCTTGACATGACAAAGGGCGAGACAGACACTACGAAGTTTATGGGCCGTGTAACGGAGATGATGGATGAGCAGAACACCATCAACGAAGCACTTGACTCGCAGTATGACAATGTGTTCGATGAGGCCAAGAATGAACTTCGGTTCTCCATCACTGGCGATGAATACATCGACTTTGATGAGGCAGACATTGATCGTACTCAGCTCACTCCAAGAGCCGATGCTATGAAAACTGAAGAGCAGATGCGTGATGAAGCCTACATGGATGCAGTGAACTCCGGCAACATGGACGAAGCGCAGAGACTCGTTGATGAGGCTGCGAAGAAAGCAATGCCTAATACCAAACTGAAGGGTAATTGGTATCATGGCACATACAATGACTTCACAGTCTTTGACTTCTCGCAGGGCGGAAAGAATGGTCATGCCGAAGGATTTGGGATCTATCTTTCCAATTCTCAGGAGATCACAAACGAGTATGGCAGCAGACAGATCAAGAGCTTTGTGAATATGCAGCGTCCGGCATCTGCACTGGAGACTCAAACTCTCACCAGATCCGAACTTCGCAAGCTGATTAAAGCCACAGTAGAAAATGAAGCACAAATAATGGCTGCTGAAGATTATGATGGCGATGTTGGCAAAGCAGCATTTGACACATGGATCTCAAATTATACGGATACATACTATGCAGGATCTATCGACAAGGCCATCGATGAAGTTATAAAGAGCATCACTTCCTATAACGGCAATGACATGGATATCGTGCAGGAGATAATGACCGGCATGGGTATTCGTGATTATGATGAAGCATCGAAATTTTATGACATCCTCACGGACACAACAGGAATAGATGGCTTTATAACGAAATGGGGAGATGAATCGGAGATGGCTGATCCTAACACTCCGACCATTGCTGTTGCCTTCAGAAGCAGTCAGATTAAATCCGCAGATCCTGTAACCTACGCAGACGATGGCTCAGTCATTCCGCTGTCACAGAGATTCGATCCGAACAACGATGACATCAGATACAGCCTGCCTACACAGGATTCTGATGGCAATATCCTGTCTGACGGTCAGATGGAATACTTTAAGAATAGCCAGGCGAGAGATGAGCAGGGGAGACTGGTGAGGGTTTACCACACTACGAATCGAGGCGGCTTCACTGTGTTTGATCCGTCATACTCCGATGATAATCGGAGCCTGTTCTTCGCATCAAACTTCGATGTGAGCCAGACATATGGTTATAAGGCAAGAAATCCTATAAGATACAATGCCACCGAATTCAAAAGATTCATCGATGTAGAAAAATATCTAAGAGATAAATTCAAGGATCGAGATTACGCTGGTTATGATGGTAATGCAATTGAGTACATTGATGCTGTAGTACTGAGAGTAGATGACAATCAATTTGCAGACGAACTTGGTTACCAAGATCAGGGATTTAGCAAGTGGGTGAAGCTCTCCGAAAGCACATCTAAATGGGATAAAAAAGAGGCTGAAAAATACTATGTAGAATTCCATGTTCCTAATAAAGCTAAACGCAGAGTCAGCAACTTGAGCGAACTCCTATCACAGCTTCAGGAAGATTTGGGCGAAGATACTAAAAATCAGCATGGCTATTATGAATGCTATCTCAACCTTGAGAATCCGTTGATCGTGGATGCACAGGGAGCGAACTGGTCAGCAATCAAGTATGGCAATCCAGAACTGCAGAGCAAAATCGATAAAGGCAGACAGGAACTTGAACAGTATATGAACACTGCTCTGTCAGGTATTGATGTCGAATTTGAATATAACGATAATGGTTATCCAATAGCTGTAGAACTTGATATATCAAAGCGCATAAAAGCAAAAGACGGAACATGGAGAGATGACAGCTATCATGATTCCATGAGAATAAATGAGCAGGATTATATAGATAAATATGGAACTTATGATGATCCTCAAGCATCGTTAGATATGTGGGATTTTGTGCAGGCAGCTATTGGCCTTCAGGTATCTGATTCCGGAGAATTTCTTAACTGGATCGTTGACAAGGTGGATTTCAATGGAGATGTACATTTCTCATCGGATAATCTCACAGGCTATGAGTGGTTTGATTCTAATGGAGAATGGATAGGTGAGGAAGGCTACATAGATGAGGATACAGTCGAAGAGTATTACGGAGCCGTTCCTACATACAACACAAGGGAACTTGCTGAGATGGCTGAAGACCAAGGCTATGACGGAGTCATTATCCGCAACTGCAGAGACATTGGCGGAGCTTCATCGTTAAGGGGTGGCAATCCTATCTCCGACATCTACATCGCTTTCAGCTCTAACCAGGTCAAGGATTTTGAGAACGAGAATCCAACAGAGAATCCGGACATTAGGTACAGCATAACTCCGGAGGATGATGCGATGGAATGGCTGGCATCTCAGTATGAACTTGAGGATGTTCCGCTTGATGACGAGCAGGCAGAAGAAGGCCGTGTGAGGATGGCCAAATCGAAGAAGGAATTCGTTCAGAGTAAAAACACACTGTGGAATGAGAGATGGCTGACCGAAGGCAAGATCCTGGATGTTAAATCTGTAAGGAAGGGCATCAAGGATGTAGTCATGGGTGCTATGGCAAACTCCGATACAAGCAGGCAGTACAAGTCGGATCTGGTAGACAAGATTCTGGTGGATGCCAAGTCAGCATACTGGCTGATGAAGGATGGCAAACATGCAGAGGCTGCAGAGCTTCTGTGGGATTCCGCAGTCAAGATGATCGAGAATGTAGACTTCATAGAGGATGAAACATTCAAGTCATACAAGAGCCTCAGAGACTACATGAGAACCACAAGCATAAGGCTTGGTGAAGAGTATTGGTCCGATGTCGACTACAATGAATTCCGTAAGAGAAACTATGGCCGTATCAAGCTGGTAAAGGGAGACACGAACATTGACCAGGTGTTGGATGATCTCAGAGAGCTGGCTCCGGAGTGGTTCAGTGAGGAAGCCTTTGAGAAGAATGACCTGAAGGCGGATGTAGTGCCAGATATCCTGCTCCAGATGGAAGCTGTCCTGGATGCTATTCAGCCGTACAAGATCGCATACTCATCCGAAGAAGCTGAGGCTCTTGCCGGTGACATCGCAGATGATCTTTATGACATTGTATATCAGGGAGCCGAGTACAAGTCGATAGCAGATACATTCAAGCAGAGATATGACGAGAAGACTAAGGCTCTGAAGCAGAGACATCGTGAGGCAATGCGAGCATCTAAGGAGCGTAGAGATGAGCTTCTTGATGAGGAGAAGGCCAGAACAACAAGGCAGAAGGAAAGGGCGGAACTTTGGAAGAGCAGAACCTTTGAGGAGAAATCCAAGCGTAGAGCTGAAAAGGATGCTCGGAAGAAGGCTAAACACTTCGGTAAGATACAATCCAATATCGATTGGCTAACTGACAGACTGCTTAACGAGACAAAGGATAAGAATATCCCAGAAGGATTCCGCAAGTCGCTTGCTCACATGCTTATGCAGTTTGATATGCAGACTGAACGCAGCAAGGCTCTTGAAGAGAAGTATGGTCCGGCAAAGAAGACTCTCAAGATGAGAGAACTCAAGGACAGGCTCGACAAGATTGCAAAGGAAGATGATACAGGCGAATTCAGATACGATGGCTATCTGTTCTATCTGATGGATGCGCTTGCAGATAAGGTGGATGGCAAGACCATCGATGCGCTTGACACAGAAGACCTTATCGTTATCGATACTATGCTCAAGTCGATCAAACATAACTTCAGCAATTACAACAAGATAAGGCTGCAGGAAAAACAGGTCGAGATATCTGAGATAGGTGAGAACACCATAAGCGCAATGGATGAACGCATATCCAAGTATGGTAAGCGCAAGTCCTACAAAGGTGTCAGAGGCATGTTCGATAAGCTGGTCAATGAAGGTGAGGAGACTCCGATATACTTCTTTGAGAGGCTTGATCCTACAGGCAAGGGCATCGGTGCGATGTACAAGGAACTCAGGAGAGGAGAAGATAAGCACATCCGGAACATGGATTATCTCAGAAAGAGATTCCAGCAGATGTTCGGTGACTACTTCAACGAGAAGAAGCCTGGCTCTGAGCTTGAGTCCTGGAGAGATAATTCGCAGTCGCAGACCTTCAACTTTGCAAATGGATCTATAACTCTGAATCCTGCACAGATGATGTCGCTGTATTGTCTGTCCAAGAGACCGCAGGCTTTAGGCCATATCCTCGGAGCCGGTATTGTTTCATCTCCGGTCACTGTAGGGCAGAAGCTGAGCGAACAATTCAAGGGCGAGACAGAACAGGTCGAGTCTGTGATGGTCACTTATGAGGAAGTGCAGCAGATCATTGCCAAGCTGACTCCGGAACAGATAAAGCTGGCAGACGAGATGCAGTCGCTCCTGAATAACGAGATGGCTGCCTGGGGCAACGAGACATCACTGCAGATGCATGGCATAAAGCTGTTCAGAGAGCAGGACTACTTCCCTATAAAGTCGAGTAGCGAGGCCCTTAAAAAGACAGCAGACAGCTTTGATACGCAGGAGAAGATAAAGAACTTCGGCTTCACGAAGCCGCTTGTAAGGAATGCCAACAATGCCATTATGATCGATGATATCTTCAGTGTAGTGGCTGACCATTGCAACAAGATGTCACTGTACAATTCGATGGCGATTCCTATCTCAGACTTCATGCGAGTATACAACTACACACAGAGGAATGAGGATGGATCTCAGAAGACTGTACAGCAGAAGATAGGCGAGGCGTTCACCAGGAAGGCCAATGACTACATCATGAAATTCATCGGTGATGTTAACGGAAACACGAAGACAAGATCCGATGCAGTCAATGATTTGATGAACAAGGCTCTGGCAAATTACAAGAAGGCTTCCATAGGAATGAACGCAAGAGTAGCACTCCAGCAGCCGACAGCGATATTCAGAGCATTGATGGCCATCGATCTCAAATACTTTGCCGGTATAAAGCCGCTGTCAAGAGCAGAGACAAATGAGATGTTTGAACACTGTCCGATTGCACTCTGGAAATCATGGGGCCATTACGATATGGACATGGGTAGAGACATCGAAGACATCATGATGAACAATGACTGGTCAAGATGGGATACTATCTCAATGGGCATCTATGGTGGCCTGGATAACTGGACATGGGGTCTTATCTGGCAGGCAGCCAAGAACGAGGTCAAGGCAAAGAATCCGAGTGTTGAAGTAGGATCGGATGAATTCTTCAGACTTGCGAATGAAAGAGCCTCTGAGGTATTTGATAAGACTCAGGTAGTAGACTCAATCTTCCACAGATCCGACACCATGAGATCCAAGAACACTCTGACCAAGATGGCTACATCATTCATGGCTGAGCCTACACTTACATTCAATGTTCTTCGTGACTCTCTTGTAAGAGCAAATGAGAAGCTGAAGGAAGGCGATCCATCTGAAGCAGGAAAGATATTTATGAAGATGGTGCTGGTGCTTGGCCTTAATGCCGCAGCAGTATCCGCCTCAGCCGCAATCTGGGATGCTGTCAGAGGCAAGGGTGGAGATGATGACGATGACAAGGAATTCGGTGAGCTGTGGCTCCTGAACTTCTTTGAGAACCTGAAAGACAACGTCAACATGATTAATAACATCTACTTCGTCAAGGACATCTACGGACTGAAGGACGGATGGGGTACATCGAACATGGCTCTTGAAGGATTCGAGCTATTCTTCAAAGGACTGGCACAGTTTAAGAAGAAAATCACGGAAGGCAGTGACAAGTCATGGTATGACATCATGATGAATCTTTTAGGCGGTGCCGGATACATAACAGGAGTCCCTGCCAAGACTATCATGCGAGATGTTAAGGCAGTATTCTCAAAACTTGGAATCGATGTATTTGCTGCGGATGGCACAGATGAAGTAAGTAATGAAAAGGCAGGCAGCATTGCAGACAGATTTCTGGACATCTTTAGGACAGATGAAGAGAAAGCTGCAGCGGCTGAGAGCCGTATCCAGAAGGCGAGAGCCAAGACTGCTGAAAAGATCAAGGACAAGTATGCTGATCTTAGTGGAGAAGAGCGTGACAAGAAGGTTTGGTCAGCAGTCACTACCTACTTCAAGAACGAAACTGAAGACAGCAAGGCGTTTGCTGACATGGTCACTTCCGGAGATTATGCAAGCATCAATGCCATGAGGCGTGTATACTTGGCTGCCGGTGGCGAAGCTGAATACTTTGATGAGCGAGTATTAGCTGAGTCAAAGAAGGCTCTTAAGAAGACTATCAAGTATGGACAGACTACTGAAGAGATAGATGCTCAGGCTAACATTCAGTCATATCTGACAAGTCACGGAATGACTGATGACGAGGTGTCGGATATAATATATAAGTCTGATGTGGCCAAAGATATGAAGGTAGCGTTTAGACTTGGTGACAAGGATCTCATGCTTGAATCCCTGGAGCCGCTGGTCAATGCCGGTCTGACATATGATGACCTTGTCAGATTATGGGATAATCGGAATAGGATGGATCTCAGCAAGTATAAGGGCAGATATAAGGATAAGCTGAAATCAACAGGCAAGTTTATCTGGCCGACAGAAGGTGTCATCACATCGCACTTCGGATATCGTAATGCTCCGACAGCCGGTGCTTCATCGAACCATCCAGCCATCGATATCGGTGCGCCACAAGGTACAGCCGTAGTCGCTGCCGATGGCGGAACAGTCATCTACGCAGGAAGGAATTCCGGATACGGAAACAGCGTAGGCATCAAGCACGATAATGGTATGGTGACATATTACAATCATCTGTATTCGTGGAATGTAAAAGTCGGTGACACAGTAGGGCAGGGGCAGCAGATAGCTCAGGTAGGTTCGACAGGAATATCGACAGGACCACATCTTGACTTCAAGATCCTTGACACTAACGGAGAGCCGGTAGATCCTGAACAGTATCTCCAGAAGAGACAGTAAAAAAGAGACCACAGTCAGAAATGGCTGTGGCCTTCTTTTATTCAAAACCAATATGGTAACAAATGACTATCATCACTAATGAAACGAACATAATAAGCATCCGTCCTAATTTGAGCAGACAGCCTTTGCTATATGTGTTGGCTGTCCATTCAGAGTATACGGCCTGGAGAAATAGAAATATGAAAAATAGAGTGGCGATTTTCGCTGCAATCCTTATAATGATATACATAAGAGTATTATATATTTTAGAAAGCAATTTACAAATAGTTTCATGTGGAACAGCTTACAGTATGTTTAGAAATTATTTAGAAAAAAGGGTTGCATACCGAGTATAGAAATGCTACTATGGGGATGGACAACAAACTATTCCTAAAATCATAAGTCTGGGAATAGTGAAATAGCAAAAGGGAAGGGGAGAAATCCTCGGTAAAATATGCTTGTTGTCCATTAAGGATGACAAGCATTTTTTATTAGCCCAAAGGAGAGCGTAGACATGAAACACATATCGATTCCACAGATAAGAGCAATCTCAGGCAATACGCCACAAGAGGCTGCTCTTTTGTTTAACGAAACCATTATGGAGCTGGCTCCGCTGAGTCCGACATGGACGAGAGAAGGAGACACATACTACATCACAACGATGGTCGAGTATGACGAAGCTGAGTCTCTGGCAGAGCAGGCAGAGATAGATGGAGAGGAAGCTCGTTGCGTAGCATGTCCGTTCTGCGTAAGAGATCCGAACAGATTCGGATATCCGGACACCAGAAAGAAATGGGCAACATGTGGCAGGACCGGCAAGAGGATACGCATAGATATGAGAGCGTGTGAAGACTACTACATAGAAAGGGGGAAGCATGGCAAAGAATCTTAGAATCAGAAAAGCTCTGATGGATGCAGACATGACACAGCGAGAGCTTGGAGAGCTGATGGGGATGAGAGATCCGGACATCAGCAGAATCCTGAAATATGAGCTGGCGAAGTCAGAGCAGGATGCGATCATCAAGATCATCAAAGAGGCGGATGCGCCACAGGAAGGAGCATAGACATGACCTACTACGAAGTAAACAACATCGAGAACAGAATGCTCATCGATTCCGAATGGTGGGATGACGATGAGGAAGATCCGTGAGGAAAGGAGAAGCGTAAACATGGACAAGATGATCGACAAGAAGGCTGCTACATATGAGCAGAAGGTAAGGACACTTGCAAACGAGAACAGGGATCTCAAGCAGAAGCTGGCTCTTGCGAGCAAGCACATCGACAAGCAGAACAAGAGAATCATGAAGCTGGAAGATTCGCTGCTGAATGCGGTAACGAATCTGGAATGGGAGAGGTAAAGACATGATGGACAAGAGCTTAAGAACGCTGACACAGAAGGTGTGGTGGTGCCTGGAGAATTATCCGGAGACAAGGTCGAGCGACAGGTCGCTCATCCTGCACGTGTACCAGGTGTTCTACGGAGTGTTCACTACTCCATTCTACAAGGTGATGGATGATGGAGACCTTCCATCCTTTGAGAGCATCAGAAGATGCAGACAGAAGATCCAGGAAGAGTGTGAGGATCTCAGAGCTGTAAAGCCGGTAGAGGATGTCCGCATTGCAAAGCAGGAAGATTACATCGAGTACGCAAGAAAGGAGCTGGCAATATGAGAGAGATCATTGAATGCATCAAGGAAGATCCGAAGGACTTCATCGAAGGATTCATCGGATTCGGAAGCCTGTTCGTTATCGTTTTCATGCTGTTTGTTATAGGAGCGTAGAGATGGCAAGAAAAATAGCAGATACCAAAAAGATTTCCCATGAGCAGTGGTTAGAACTCAGAAGGAAATCCCTGGGAGGCTCGGATTCGGCCTCATGCGTAAACATGAATCCTTATTCAGGACTACTCACATTGTATGCAAACAAGAAGGGTTTGTCAAAGGATAAGGAAACCAACGAGGCAATGAGGCTCGGCACAGACCTTGAGGCCTATGTCGCTGAGAGGTTCACAGAGAAGACCGGCAAGAAGGTCAGGAATGATTTCTTCATGTATGCCGATGATGACTATGACTTCATGACAGCCAACATCGACAGAAGGATCGTGGGCGAGAATGCCTGCCTGGAGTGTAAGACGATGGGCAGTTTCAATGGATATAACCTTGAGAATGGGGATATCCCTGCTCACTACTTCTGCCAGTGCCAGCATTACTGCATGGTCATGGGATTCGATATGGTCTATTTGGCGATTCTCGTCCTTCAGAGAGGACTTTATGTCATCGAGGTAAAAAGGGATAACGATTTTATAAAACAGCTCAGAGAGGCGGAAACAGGCTTCTGGACCACATATGTGATGCAGGACAGGATGCCTGAGCCGGACAGCGAGTCGGATCTTGAGGCTCTCAAGGAGATCTATCCGAAAGGCTACAAGGACAGCGAGGTAGTTATCCCTGGCCTGGACAGAATGATCATCGACTACAAGGCCGTGAAGGATCTCGCTGACGAGTACAAGGACAGAGCCGAAACACTAAAGGCTCAGATATGTCAGAGGCTCGGAGCCAACGAGATAGGCGTGGGTGTCCAGTACGGATGCTCATGGAAGAACCAGAGCAAGACATCCGGATATGACATGGCAAGGCTGCAGGCCGATTATCCGAACATCAACATCGACAAGTACAAGAAGGTCAGTGAGTACAGAGTATTCAGGACAAGAGATCTCACTAAGAAAAAGAAGGAGAAGACAAAATGACACAGAGCGTAAATGTGAATGAAAAGGTACAGGTTCCTGCCAAGAAGAATGGCACACCAAAATTCTCAGTAATGATTCAGAGCGAAGGCTATAAGAATCTCATCAACAATACTCTCGGAGGTCCTAAGAGAGCAGCAGGATTTATCACAGCGATTACATCCGCTGTGGCAACGAATCCAAATCTCGCAGACTGCGATCCAAGCACGATTCTCTCAGCAGGACTCCTGGGCGAGACACTCCAGCTCTCGCCATCGCCCCAGCTCGGACAGTATTATCTGGTTCCGTTCCAGGACAGAAAACTTGGACGCAAGGTAGCACAGTTTCAGCTCGGATATAAGGGATATATCCAGCTTGCTATCAGAAGCGGACAGTATAAGAAGCTGAATGTCCTGCCTATCAAGGAAGGCGAGCTGATAAAGTACGATCCGCTGAATGAAGAGGTAGAGGTACAGCTCATCGAGGATGAGGCAGCAAGAGAGGCTGCTCCTACAATCGGATACTATGCGATGTTTGAGTATCTGAATGGCTTCAGAAAGGTCCTTTACTGGAGCAAGGAGAAGATGCAGAACCATGCACTGGAGTATTCGCAGGGATACAGAGCGCACAAGGGTTACACATTCTGGGAGAAGGACTTTGACAGCATGGCTTGCAAGACGATGCTGAGACAGCTTATTTCTAAGTGGGGCATCATGTCCATCGACTTTCAGAAGGCTTATGAGGCTGACATGGGTGTGCTGAGACCAGGAGATAACATCGAGTATGTGGACAATGAACCAGAGTTCGACATGGACGAGGATGCTCTTCCATTCGATGTAGAGGAGACAGAGGAGAAGTAGAAGATGATTCCGGTAGGGTATCTGAAATTACATAGAAAGCTGAGAGAAAATCCTGTTGTGATGAAAGATGCCGAACATCTTGCTGTGTGGATATGGCTGCTCACTGAGGCGGTATTTGCTCCGACAAAAGTCACATTTCATGGCGAGCAGATAGTGCTTCAGCCAGGGCAGCTCACTACCGGAAGAAACAAGATCGCAAGTGATCTGAAGATTTCAGAATCGAAAGTGCAACGGATACTAAAGCGTTTCGAAAGTGAACATCAAATTGAACAACGAACAGACCGTCAATGTCGGCTGATTACAATCGTTTCGTGGGATGAGTATCAGATGAGTGAACAACGAAATGAACACCAAATGAACAACGAACGAACAACGAGTGAACAACGAGTGAACACTAAAGAAGAAAATAAAGAATATAAGAATAAAAGAAATCATTATTATACGGCAGATGAGATGTGGGAAAGGTTTAATTTGGACAGCTTAATAGGAGATGCATAGATGAGCAGAGAGATTGAACAGGATGGATTCATCACAAGAGATGAGGATCTTAGAAGGAGCGTAAACATGAAAGACAAACACGAAGAGATAGCTGCCTGGGCATGGGAGCAGATAGTCATATATCTCGCAAGACACTTAGACGAGAATGGAGACCTTGATCCGTTCATTATGGAGCAGATAAGAGCTAAGGCTAAGGAGCTGAGGAAGGCATGAAGCATCTCGGAGATATCACAAAGATAAACGGAGCAGACATCGAGCCTGTGGATTGCATTACTGCAGGCTCGCCATGTCAAGATCTGTCCGTGGCCGGTAAGAGAGCTGGTCTTGAAGGAGAACGAAGCGGTCTGTTCATGGAGCAGATAAGGATCATAAAGGAGATGAGAAGAGCAGATGAACAGCGTGGGAGAACAGATGAGTTTATTCGACCAAGATATATGGTCTGGGAGAATGTTCCAGGAGCACTCAGCTCCAACAAAGGAGAAGACTTCAGGTGTGTCCTTGAAGAGACCGCAAGGATCATCCAAGCGGATGCCGATATACCTGGACCTCCGAAGGGGGGGTGGCCATACTCCGGATGTATTGTGGGCGATGGGTGGTCCATTGCTTGGAGAATACACGATGCACAGTTTTGGGGAGTTCCCCAAAGAAGAAAACGCATCGCTCTTGTCGCAGATTTTGGTGGACGAAGCGCATCCGAAATACTCTTTGTCCGCAAAGGCCTGTCAAGGGATACTGAACCGAGCTACCAGACGAGGCAAAGAATTGCCAGAGATATTAAAGCAGGCTTTGGAGAATCAGGCGAAGGCATTCCAGACGGATGGCACGATGGAGCCTGGTATGACAACGGAAAGTAATGGACAGGATAGTTAATAGCTGCACTCTCAAAATTAGGGGGGGTGTCGAGCGAGATAGTTATGGCAAGAAGGCAGGAAAGGGGCCGCTTATCCAATGGGAGAAGTCAGCGACATTAGGTGTGAGTCAGGATCAGACATTATTTGTTTGGAAGGGAATGGATACAGACCTTCGCATTATGGTGATGGATACCGAGTAGGGGGGGGTAATGTATACGCTTAATTCCACAGAGGTACATGCCATCTGCTACGGCATATCACCATACCACAGCAATGCGATGCTGTCAGACAATCCGCACTCAGGAATCTATGAGGCAAAGACATCTAAGACATTGGATCTCAATGGCGGCAATCCTGCCTGTAATCAAGGGGGTATATGTGTCCTTGAAATATATCACGATAGAGAACCATCCTGCAGATAGCAGAGTGAAGATCAAGGACGATGGCATATGCCAGAGCCTCACTTCACGGATGGGTACTGGGGGGGCAACATACCTTTAGTGCTGCAGATAGATGATGAAACAGACAACGAAGAACGAAGTGTACAGCGTTGACCAAGGGGGGGTAAGTCATCGTGTGTAATTTTGAAAGACATATCTCCCACACTGACCTGTACACATTATGGAGAACCGGTAGTCTGCTATGAGCGAGAAGGTAACACTGACAGAGAAAAGGTTCTTTGAATGGCATGAGGATGATGTGTCCGTCACATTAAGAAATCGTGGCGGATCTTATGGGGGGGGGGGGCGAGGTACTCGTTATCTGCTCTACCAGAAAACCATCGGAGCCTTATGTGCCACAGACTACAAGTGGGTGCAGCAGGAACAAGTGATGCAAGGAAAGCTGATTGTTTATGAAACTGATAGGGATAATAGCGGACCATCCGACTCCTAAGTCAAGCACTGGTGAAGTGATGTTTACTACAGGTGCTTCTGACTCCCATAGAGGGGGGGTACTGCGTGGTCATTAGACGAGAAGATGGGGCAGACGTATGTTCACAGGGAATGTGCGAACACGCTGGCCCAGAGAGATTACAAACAGCCACAGGCGGTGATTTATGAAAAGTAACTGGGATGGCAATCAGACCGCACCAACATTGACAGCGAACAATGCTGGCGGCAGTCAGAGGATGCCGGACAAAGAAAACTTCAATGCGATTATAGGGGGGGTACAGACTTGGAAACTGTAGTTAGAAGATTGACTCCGATGGAATGTGAAAGACTCCAGGGATATCCGGATGGATGGACTGACATCGGTGAGTGGACGGACACAAAAGGCAAGCTGCATAAAGAGTCGAGTGACTCAGCAAGATACAAGGCACTTGGCAACAGCATTGCGCTTCCGTTCTGGTTCTATCTCCTCAGAAGGATCTCAGCTCAGTATGAGAGGCCTGCTACACTTGGATCTCTCTTCGATGGCATAGGTGGATTCCCTCTGTGCTGGGAGAGATGTAACGGAACAGGTACGGCAAGATGGGCGAGCGAGATAGAAGAATTCCCTATAGCCGTAACGAAGAGACATTTTCCTGAAGAGGAGTGACAGAGGATGGCAGCAGGATCTAATTCCGGAAGGTACACAAGGTGTCCGTACTACCGATGGGAGTATGAGGCACGAATCACATGCGAGGATACATACAGACACTTTGAGTGTAAGGCTCAGAAGAATGCCTGGATGGATATGTATTGTGATAGCTGGGATTGGATGAAGTGTCCGTATGCTGCGGATCTGACAGAAGCTTATGAGCGATATGAGAAGGGAGATGAGAAGGCTTTGGAAAAGCATGAGAACGAGGCTCTCAGAAAAGAGATAAAGAGCATAGCAATGAAGCTGGGCCATGCAGAGAGGAAGATCAGAAAGCTCACAGCGAAGGCCGAGGACCTTGAGAAGCAGAAGATGCTCTACTTTGAGAAATACAGGAAGGCCCTTGAGCAGCTTGACGAGTATGAGAAAAAGATTGCCGGTCAGGTGCAGGTGATCGTAGATGCGTATGAGGCACGGCTTGCCTACATGATGGCTATGTTCTCAGATGGAACACTGAATGAGTCCGATGTTGAGGACTGGATCAAGGATAAGGAATTCGCAATAGTGAAGACTGACTACGGATTTGAAGTAGTGTACAAAGAGGAGACAGACGAAGATGGCAAGGATAACATCGTACCGGATGCCGAGAACGAAAAAGAACCGGAGTAAGTACGGCAACAGAAAATGCACGATGGATGGGATCTCGTTCGACTCGGTCAAAGAGATGAATCGATACTGCGATCTCAAGTATTTGCTGATGGCCGGGGAGATATCCGAGCTGGAAGTGCATAAGCCGTTTGAGCTTCAGGAAGGCTTTAGAGCAGCAGACGGAAGATGGGTAAGGCCTATCACTTATGAGGCTGATTTCGTCTACAAGGACAAGGATGGCAGGCAGATCATCGAGGATGTCAAGTCAAAGGCAACGAAGACTCCTGCCTACAACATCAAGAAAAAGATGATGGCCTACAGAGGATTGATAATAAGCGAGGTTGAGTAACGATGACAGACACAGGGCAGATAGTGAGGATGCTAAGGAAGAGCAAAGGATGGACCATACTGGAATTGGCTCACAGATCAGGACTGTCTCCGAACACCATATCGAATGTGGAGCGAGGATCTAACTGCACGATCCTTGTGTTCGACAGCCTTGTTGAAGCAATGGGATATGAGCTGGAGATCCTGAAGAGAGATGACTACAAAGAGGAGAGTGAAGACGAATGGGCATAAAGATAACCACAGACGAAAAGCCGGTAAATGTATGGCGTAATGACAGGAATGGTTTTCCTCAGTATGCCATTACCATCAGCAAGAAGGGCGATGATGGCAAGTGGATAAGAGACTATCAGCAGATAGTATTCCGCAAGGGCATCGAGTTGCAGAACAACGAGAGCATCTTCATCCAGGATGCATTCCCAAAGCTGCATACATGGTCCGGAAAAGATGGAGCCGTACACAAAAGACAGGTATGGCAGATCCTTGACTTCAGCTATGCAACAGACAAGCCTAAGCAGCAGGTTCCTGCATTCGATGACTATGACTATCCGGATTCATTCGCTGCCGCTGAGGATGATGTGCCGTTTTAGAGGGTGGAAGAATGAGGTGGCTGATATTCGTAGGGCTGATGATCTTGAGCATCATGATGGTGATGTGCTATGCGCTGTTGGTAATAGCGAGTGAAGCAGATGAACAGGCAGAGCGTATGCGGAAGGAGTTAGAAGATGAGCGACTTAATCAAGAGGTCTGATGCGATAAAGATAATGGCTTGCGAGATGTATGCCGAAGCGCAGTCGCAAGGCTATGAGGTCGATAGCATTGAGGACTTTATACCCGAAGCGAAAGCGTGGATAAACGATGCACCTTCCGCAGACAGACAGCAAGGGGAGTGGTTCAAAGACGATGAAGGTACTTTCATCTGCTCTGCTTGTGGAAGTGGATATAAAGACCAGCCTACCCTTATGGGAAAGCCAATGTTTAAATGGTGTCCGCTTTGCGGAGCAAGAATGAAAGGAGCA